GATTTTTATTAAAATCATCCTTTAATCCAGAAACATGAGATGTTACAGATGCAATCTGATCACGACCTTGGACATAATTTCCTTCGGGATAAGGTTTTGATACACTAAAAGCATTTTGATACCACTCTAGTGGTTTTAACGAATCTTCATAAACTTTAGGTGTATCTGGATTTTCGTGATCTATAATCTTTTGCTTTAATTTTTCTAGTTGTATATAACTAGCCATCTCTTCATAAGGAACAAACCCCTGACCTTTACTTCCAGATGCGTGTTGGTTATATAAATCATCACCAAAATTATATTTAAATGTTCCTGTTTCTGGGTCTAGTTGAGGTTTTCTACTATGTGGCCAATTATGTAGCATTATATGATATTGTTCATGCCAACCAGTAAAGTCTTGATTAACTGTTAGTATCTCATATTCAATTGGTTTTGGTGAATCGATCATTGCTTGATGCATAACATCACTTGGAACATTCTTTTTATTTGAAGAACCATTATACTCTAATATAGCCTTTTTCGGATTCAATTGTTTCTGGGTATCAGATATAGAATCCATGTAGGTGTAATACATCCATTGATCTTGTTTCATCTCCCAAATTTTCATCGTGGTTACATGATTTGTTATTGTTACTGGTAATTTTTCTGGATTTGATATTATTTTATCCAAGTCCTTTCTCCTTATATGGCTTCAATACTTTCTCATAGATACTCTCTGCAAGATACTTCATCATCATAGGTGCAACCATCAATCCGATACGTGCCAGTTGTTCATTCAATGTACCTGTGTTGATATAGTCCTCTGGTAGCGTCATGATTCTTGCAGCTTCTTTTGTTGTATACACTCTATCCTCTTCTGGATGTAGATGCACTGCAAGTGATGTCATAAGTCCCTGTTCCGATAGAGTATGCGATGCTTGATTCCAAGGTACTCTTCTTGACTGATAGAATGAGTGTTTCTTTTCGGGTATACTTTTACCCCACTTTTTTCGATGTGCAATAACCTTATCATACCATGGCCCAACTACATCATCACCCACTGATACAACTTTATCTGGATTCTTTGGTAATCTCTTTAGCCACTTATACTTTGCACCCTTCTTCATGGATTCGCATAATTCTACTGCTTCGTGAGAGTTCTCATTGTCAAGTCTTAGATCACCGATTGCATTTTCTATAGTTGGTTGTTCATCTGCACCTTCTGGAAATATAGAATTGATTGTCATCCAAGGCATACCGATATCATCCATTACATCATTGCGTACTGACACGATAAACACACGCTGCCTCTTTTGTGGTACTCCAAAGTGTATACCATTCAGTACCTTATACGTAGTGGTATATCCTTCTTTCTCAAAGTCCTCACACATACGGTCTAGATGTTGCTTTGCATAGTCCATCGTTAGACCTTTAACATTCTCGCATATAACAACCTTAGGCTTCATTTCTCCTGTAATGCGTATCATCTCCCATGTCAGGTCTTCGATGTTCTTTTGTTTCATACCATAGGCAGTCTTCTCTTTGTTCCAACCTTTCTGTTTTGTACCAGACATTGAGAAAGGTGGGCATGGTGGAGAACCATCCAGTATATCTAACTCACCTACCTTGAGTCCTGTCATCTCCATAATCTGTTGTCCAGTGACATTCTTGATATCACCGCATATGTGTGGAGTGTCTGGCCAGTTTGCCAGATATGTATTGACTGCGACCTGTTGAAACTCATTGACAAAACGACAATCACCACCAGCCAGTTTATAACCAGCAGATGAACCACCACCGCCTGCAAAGAATGAAATGTATGTGAACCTTTTACGATTTGCAGATTGTTTCAGTTCATCTAATGTGTATCGTTTGTATCTCATCCAAAAAAGTCCTCTAATGTTCCTTGTGTTCCGTAACTGCTGTCAATCAACCAATTCATCTTGTCTGTAATAAATCGAAGCGGTTGAACAAAACTCTTATCGAATTGTTCATCATAGTCTATATTACTTAAAATGTCAAGTTCCTTTGGAAATTCTGCTGGAAAAGAAAATGCAGATGCAGTATAGATGTTTGGTTGCTTTAGGTTGATAAATTTTATCTTATCTCCTTCTAGCACATAAGGATATTTATTGTCCAGTTTATGTTTTCGTATCAGGTGATTGTAAAGTATGGCTCCCTTCACATGGATAGGAGCCCCCTTTTTAAACAAAGATGCTTCTCCAGTGAACTTCTTTATACCATTACAACTACGTGGAAATGCAATCTCTTCTGGTGACAACTTCATGAACTCCTCTCGAAAATCTTGTATAAAGGTATTTAGCATTTTCTCATTCCCTGTCATTAGAATGTTCATTGCACCCTTAATTTTATCTCGACAAGGAGCAGGAGTTGAACTCTTCACAGCTTCGATACCCATCATCTTGAGTTTAGGTTCTTTGTATTTTACACCTTCGATATCCCAACAGTTGAGAATGTATCTTTTCTTTGCAGTCCAGATACCCTTGTCTGCAATTACTTCTCGTTTCATGACCATCTTTTGGTCATACGCTCCCATAAGTTCAGCAAGAGATTGATAACATTTGTCAATAAATGGTTCCAACTTATCAGTTGCCACTTGATCCAAGAATTTGACCACCTTAGAAGTTTCTGGTGATTCACCAAAGACTTTGCTAACAAGATGCTCAAAAGTGATGTAAACTGAATCCGTATCTGAAGCCACGACATAATCTTCATTATTTGTCTCCAACAATTTGTTAAGATAGGAGTTGAGACTCTTCTCAATCCATCGTATAGATAACTGACCGCTAGTTGTAATGCCCTCAGCATTTCGCAGATCAAAATAGCGAAACCAATTATTCCCAATAGCACCATATGCACTATTAAGGGATATTTTCTTGGCGAGTTGTATATTCTCATACCTTGCGATATACTTGAGATACTTTTTGTCTTTAGTATCCTCATAGTCCTGTTGAGCTTGTAACATAAGTTTTTTATATTTTGTACGATCATTGTAGATAGTCTCCATTAACTCTGGAAGAAACCCACGTTTGTCTTTTCTAAAAAATGCACCATTGGGTGTCATGCAATACTTAGTATCATTTCTAACTTTACCGTTCAGAATCTTATCCACCATGTCATCAGGCACTTCCTCATCAGATGGTATAAGTGTCTCTGGTGAAATGTTGTACTGCATAATGAGATGAGGATACAGACTATTTAAATCAAATGACATAACCCACTTATGCATACCTACTTGCGGCTCTTTTACATAAGCACCTTCAAACTTTTCAACCTTTTTTGAATTTTTCTTTTGAGGTATGACGATGTTCTTTTCCTTGAGGTAATTATATATGAGAACGTCCCAATACCTCACAGCACCAAGAACATCAGTATAGTTAACCTTTGCATCATAAGCCATTGTAAGACATAGTTCAATCAACTTCATCTTATCTTCTAGCTTGTCAACAATCTCAACGTCCTGTATGTTGTATTCAATAAACGACTGATAGTCTTTTGTGTACCAATCCTTAAACGTGTCATAGGGATTGCCATCTTTACTCTCACCTAGTTCAACCTTTGCAATATGATCTAGACGATATGACTCTTGTGCAGTATATGTAAACTTACGATATAGGTCAAAGTAATCAAGTCCAGCCACACCCTGTATTGCATACACTTGATGATTTCTACCCATTTTGTAGATTTCTTTAGGATAAACAATACCCCAAGGAGATAGACGTTTTAAATCGTCCTCACCTAATATTTTTGTGATACGATTGCAAAGATACGGCAAATCAAAGAACTCAGTATTCCAGCCCGTGATAATGTCCGGCTGGTGTTTCTCCCAGAACACTAGAAACTCTTTAAGTAGATGCGTTTCACTCTCACACTGAATATAGGTAATGTCATTACGATCAGTATGAAACTCATGAAGACCAAAAACAACAATTCTTTTACTCTGATGATTTTTGATTGTGATTGAAAGCATCTCCTCTTCTGCTTCCTTTACTGAGGGGAATCCATTCTGGCACTGCACCTCAATATCCACCGTTACAATGAGTATATTATCTAAGTCCCAACTAACTTGATTTTTGTATGTGTCGGATAGATAGTTATAAGCAAATGATGTGTTGCCATATATGGTGTCGAGCTGATTTTTTTTGAGGTCAACGTGTTCTTTTGCGTCTTTGATTGAATCAAACTCAATAGGTAGAACTGGCTTACCCTCTAAGGTTTTATACCCTGTCTCTTGTTGTACAGGGGAATATAGAGTAGGACGATATCTTACTTTAAAGTTTTGTCGTTCACCATTTACAACGGCACGAACAAAGATTTGGTTGCCTCTTTGAAGGACATTTGTATAGAAATTCATATAAAGACTATATCACCTTTGGGATTAATTGTCAAGTCCAATTATCACGATTCATATATATTTTTAATATCTCTTCTGTGACGCTCTTACCTTTTGTATTTTTTTCAATTCCAGAAAGGCCTGGATTTGCATTAACTTCTAATACATATGGTTGTTCTTTTTCTCTGTCTTTTGCTGGTAATAAGTCCACACCAACCACATCACCTTTTACTAATTCAGCAGCTCTAATTGATGTTTCTATTTCCCTATTAGTGAGTTCTATAGGTTTCGTGGTTGCACCTAAAGACGCATTACTTCTAATATCATCTTTCATAATGTTTCTTCTCATGGTAGCCATTACTTCACCATTTACAACCAAAACTCTTATATCATATTCTACTTTAATATACTCTTGAAGTAACAAATCTATATTTGGTGTTAGAAAATGAATCATTTGAACTGTAGGGTGTAAAGACCTAAAACTTTCAACTATTACCACACCCACACCAGTTTGACTTCCACTAGATGCCTTTAATATTAGTGGAAATTTTAATCCACTCTCCTCTATGGCTCTTTCTGAATCATCAGAGTAAGATAATGCGATAGTTTTAGGAGTTTTTAACCCATTCAATTTAAACAACCGATCACAATAATATTTACTAGAGCATATGTTCCAATTTTCTACGGATGGTATTGTTTTAAAACCTACATCTTCTAATAATTTTACATTATCTACCCATCTACGATTTGCCGTGTAACCATATGTTCCTAAACCTCTAGAAAAAAGTAAAGTGTTTTTTGGATCAACTTCAATGGGTTTTTGATATGTTGTTTTACCATCCTCAGTTGGTTTAATTGTGTTGCCGTCCTCATCATAATCAAAAGAGTTAAAAAACATCTTTCCATTTTTTTCAGATATAAAAAATCCAGTGTGTTCAACATTGAATATTTCTATGCCAAGATTTTTAGCTGCCTTCATACGCAAATTAAGTTCAGCGTTTTCATTATCACCAACATCACGAGTATTCTCCATTGTGTTGTTAAACACGATCAACCTGTATGGCTCTTCTTTTTTTTCTGTGATAAAAGACTTGAACTGTTCCATTAGGCCTCTTTCTTTTTACCAATGTTGTACTTAGTCTCTAATGTCCACTCATTTTTCTCACGAAAAGATAAGACCTTAATCTGGCTAAGAGGTGCAACATTAGATGCATCACCTTTAATAGAAATCAAATCCCAATCTTTCAGTAGATTTGAAATAGTGTTTCTACGTGCAATATCATTTTCACTTAGATTAGTTTGCTTTCCATCTAAAGCAAATAATTCTTTAAAGTGAACTATGTAATATTTTCCTTGTTTGTGAAGTATATGACAAGATTGGTATAGTTTCTTTTCTTTCCTACTTGCAACACCAATTCGTGATAATGTCTCACGAACTTTCAAAAAATCGTCAGGTTCGTTTAACCCAACTTCTAACATCTGCTCCTGTGTCCAATTAACTTCTTCCATTTTGTTTTCCACCTTTATTTAATTTTTGTTTTATGGTGGCGATTTGGTCATCATTTAGTATTGTAAGAGCTACCTTTGCTTTCTCGTTATTATATCCATAAAACTCTTTAACATACTCTAGATCGTCTAACTTTTTCGCCTTCACCCAAGGAGTAAATCTTTTCCTTGGACGTAAACTATTTATGAAAAAATCAAACTGAAGTTTTTTGTCTATACTAGGATATTGGTTCATTTCGTTAACTAATAGAATGGTGTCTTGAAATGGAGCTAGACACTTATTTACGATGAATGGTGGATATTTCTTCTCCCATTCTTCATCCTCTGTGTCCATTAACTTTTCTTTTGTGTGGTTTATAGCGTTAAGATAGTCTTTCAACTCATACATGACATTTAAAAACTACGTTAGTTCTTAGCTCGTAGCATTCCCTTGAAACTGGCATTGCTTTGTGTGGTAGGTGTGCATCGAATATGACTAGACGATTACCTTTATACTCTATCAACTTACTACCAATCATAGTTCCACCGTTCCACTCTGGTTCCCAATCTAATCGTGGATAGAAAATCATAGTAAACTCACCATCATCTGTATGTAGATGTGGTTCTATACCATGAGTATGAGCATTACAGTAGATTCTCTCATAGACCAGTTCCTTACCAATCTTATTTTTTGCACTTTGAAAAATCCAAGAAACCCATTCAAAATTATTTTCTTTACATTCTGAATCATCATGGCCACAAAGAATATGCCAGTGTTTATTTGGTTGTCCTCTCTTGGACTCATAATCATATTTCCAAGATAGGTTTCTTACATAGTCATCAATAAGAATAGCAAGATGATCTTCTACTAAACTATCAATCACCTCAATCATTTGAACTTAGCCCTTGCCATGATCTCTGTCAGACACGCAAGAAGGTTTATCTCTTGATCGGCTGAAAAAGCTGCTTTATATTGATACTCAGCCAATACACAGACGACATGAGGTATAGAGCTAGAGTCAACGAAAGTATAAAGGTTATCGTAAATACTACGGAAAAGACGAACAGAATCCATGTCAAGATTATTAACAACCCATCTACGAACATTTGTAAACTCCTTCTCTTTCATGAACTTCATGAGCTCTTTGATATTTATCTCTGCCATATCAACGAGGATACCAGCATCAATTCTACCAGAAACAGAATACCTTTGAAGTTCGTTTAGTATACGCCTCCAATCTGGAAAGTGTCTTTGAATTACCTCTGCAAGAACTTTCTTATCATACCCTATATTTTCGAGGACAAGAATACCTTCAACTCTTGACATGAAGTCCATAGCAAGATTTGGTTTCTCAGACTTTGGAATTGTGAAATCAATCACACTACAACGAGAGTGTAATGGTTCAATCAATCTATTCTTGTAGTTACAAGTCAGAATGAACCCACAGTTTTTATGAAACTCTTCCATGAACCCACGCAGGGCTGGTTGAGTAGACTGTGGATTTAGATAGTCTGCCTCATCAAGAATAAGATACTTTCTACCACCTTCAAGAGATACAGTAGATGCAAAGTTTTTGATCTTGGTTCTGAGAACGTCAATACCAGACTCCTCTGAACCATTAATCATCATAGATGTTGCACCGATTTCATCTAGTACAGCCTTTGCGATAGTTGTCTTACCTACGCCTGGCCCACCAGATAAAATTATATTTGGTACGTTACTATTCTCTACAAATTCCTTGAAGGTATTTTTTAGAGACTGTGGTAGAATACAATCATCAACAGTTTGTGGGCGATACTGTTCGACCCATAAAAATGTATCCATGATTAATTACCATAAGATGACTCAGGTTCCAATGCAATAAAATACTCAATATCAAGATTAGAGTTTTTGAAATAACTAATCTTCTTTTCAGATACTTTAACATCATAGTTGCCTGGCAAAAGTTTAAGATTTTCTACTTTAAACCAGAACTTATATGCTTCTGATGTATTATCATTATCAATGACTTGAGTAGAGTAACTATTTGCAGTATCATTCTTTTTGTCTGTGACACGCAACTCACCAGACTCAAGAACCATATCGGGAACACCGATAACAGCTGCAGCCTTTGTTACTTCAGACAAAGTATCACTAGATAGATTGAACTCAATTTCACTAGAGGGCATTGTAACTTCTTTAGTTGGAGAGGTTACAACAGATGGGTCAGAATACCAATACTTCAAAGATTTTCCATTAGAACCATCTTCAGTAATAACAACATAGTCATCATTAAAGTCCAAGTTAGGATTGGAGAAAAGAGACAGTGCTGAAAGAAATTCATTTAAATCATAAATGGCAAATTCCTTTGCAAATTTCTCTTCTACTGTGGCTTTTGCAATGATATTTTTCATTGCAGACATGGTAGAAATATCACTACCCTCTTTAATCACCAAGTTTTGATTAATTGTTGAAAAGTTCTTCAACACATTAATAGTTTCATTAGTTAGTTTCATTATCACGTTTCTCCATATCATTTACGTAAAGTGCGATGATTCCATAGTGAATCACCTTCAACAAATCCTTGCGGTCTTTGCCATTCTTCTTTCCATATCTTTGGGCGTACTTCATGATGTTCCCGATACAGAAACCTTCTCCATGACCACCATCAATGATGAACTCTGTAGCTTGAAATCTATTTCTGCTATAGTGTTCACCGTAGGTGTTGTCAATATAGTCGCATAACTCTTTGAGAGTCATGTCTTCATTGTATTTGTAGTCTATCTTCAAATTTTTCATATTACCTATCATATTGTAGTTAGGAAGTTTTGTCAAGTTTCTTTTGAAATTATTATAGTCCACTATTAAGGTGAGCTTCCAATTCTTTTTTAGTATCAAAGACATTCCAGTTGATTGCTAAAGAACGTCTTTCTCCCTCACCAAAAAACGGAAACACTTGATGTTTTAACCAGTTTGGAAAGATTATCAAACGACCAGCAATAGGTTGTTCATAGGACTCTGTTACTGGCCTCAATTGTAAAACATCTTTGCGAGTGTTTGTACCCCAAACTAATTGTGTCCAACCATCACAAAGACCAGAGGCATTTGTCAAACCTTGTTTTGCAATGTCATCTTCAGTTACACCTTTAATGCAACTTGGAACTTTTAACCACAGAATACCACTCAGTCCAGCTTCTGTCTTAACACCATGATCGTGAAATGGATTGTAGTCTCCAGAGTATGAGTGATTTGTCCACAAATCAGAGATAACTGCTTTAGATATACGACTATATGCCTTCTGTAAATATGCAGTAGCCATTGTATCTAAAAGACCTTTAAGTTGTAAACCAACACCTTTATTACAATCAAATTCTAGTTGTGCAGATTTTTCATTCTCTTTTAGTTGTCCTGCTAAGTTTTTAGCATAGTCAACATTATTTGGAATAGTGTCTGTGTCGATATATTCATTCACTTCATCAAGAATTGCTGGGGAAAGGTCTACACTAAAAATCTTTACTGCAGGCTCTTCTCGTACACTCCATTCTGCTTTTTCTATAAAATTTTCATATTTATCCATTTAACTTATCCTCTAGATTAAGACTCACTTTTGCATCTGGATTTTCTTTTAGTTGATTAATAACTTTTCCATACTGTGAAGTATAATACCTATGAGCACCAACAACATCTACATAGTTAAACCAACCAGTAATAATGATTTTAGTTTCTGTAGGTGATATAATACCTCTATGTGTATGTGTGAAGTCAGTAGGCCAGATGGCAGTAAGTCCCTTCTTTGGTTGTAGTTTTTTCTCTTGATACAACCATTCTGTTCCACCACCATCTGATACATCGTTTAGGTATGTCATGAAAGCCAATGCTCTTTGGTTTGTTTGATACATACCTCGTTCACAATGCCACTTAGGAAATCCCTCGCCTGGCTCATAGTATTGAATGTTCATTCCCTCTGCAAAACAAACTGGATACATAAACGCATCATACGTTTCTTTGTAACTTTCAAGAACTTGATTTATAAACTTCAAATAAGTTACTATAGTTTCATTCGTAGAGTTGGGAAAAATTGTAACGTCTGTAGATGTTTTAGAGTCAGGTCTTAGCCCACCACTCACGACACCTTTCTGTTTATACTCGCTACTCTCATGATAATAGTTAATCAAATCATCACAGAGGGATGTATCAAGCATTTCTACGGTATGAATAAAATCAGTCATCGTCTAACTTTACATGAATTATAACACCACCGATATCCATAGGATAGATTTCTTTTCTATTCCAATCGTCAGGTATTCTATCAACGAAACTTTCATACTCTGATGGGCTCATAATCTTTTGTAACTCACCTTGAGTTTCAATAACATTCCAATTCATACCAAGAGAACGTCTTTCACCACCACCATAGAATGGCATAACTTGATGATGTAACCATTTAGGAAAAATCCACATAGTGCCAACTTCTGGCTGAACATATTCTTCACATGGCATCTTTAATCGGTATAAGTCAGACTTTGAACCTAGACCCCAAATGACATGATTCCAACCATCATATTGGCCAGTCGTTGTGTTGAAGTTAACTTTGTGTTGGCCACGATTGAGTTGACGCTCTACCATTTCATCTGGTAGTTTCAACCACATAAATCCAGACAAACCAGCAAATGTTGGTGTACTGTGTTCGTGTAATGGATTATAGTCACCACCATAACAATGATTGCTCCAAACAGTATAACAGTCTGCATAAGACTTCTTACCATAACCATTTTGCAGATATGATGTTCCAGCAGAATTTAAAACTGTTTTGAATTGGACTCCAAGCTCTGTAGTCAAATCCATTTCAAGTTGTGCTGATTTTTCATCTTGTCGAAATTGGCCAACAAGTTTACTTTCATGTGAGTCAGCATTAGGAATTGACACTCTATCAATTTCTTCATTCAGTTGATCAACAACTGATTTATCAAATTTAATTTTTGCAATTGAGTGATGAATAGCTGGTTCGATGGTCATCTGCATCTTATCATCACCATCAATACCAAGCATAGGTAACGCAGTGCTCATAAATATCTCCTTAATATATTATTCATAATAAAGGAAGGGAGTATAAAAGTCAATCCCCCTTCCTTTTTATTATGAGTTTACTTCACTTCAATAAGTCGAGGCTTCTTTTCCTCTGGTATAATACGCTCTATATCAATATAAAGCATACCATTTTCTAGGTTTGCATTATTTACAACAAGATCATCAGCAAGAGTAAATTTACGTTCAAATCTGCGAAAAGAAATTCCACGATATTGTGTATCTTCATCTTCAGAATTTTCTTTTACAGATCGAACTGAAAGTATACCATCAGCAATTTCTACTTGAATATCTTCTTTACCAAATCCCGCCAATGCCATCTCAATGACATAGTGGTAGTCACCTTCCTTCCGAATGTTGTAGGGCGGGAATCCTTGTGCTTGTTGATTATCAACATATCTATTAAGATTGTCGAATATATGATCGAACCCTACAGCATAGGGTGTAAGTTTGTTGAAATTTTCGTTGAATAGACTCAGTGTGTTGCCTGTAACCATTTTATATCTCCTTTACTAAGCAAGACTATTATGAAGACCCTTTATGGCATCTTCTCTATTATATATACACCATGTAGCCCTAAAAGTCAATGCACCTTGAAAAAAAAATGGGGTGCCGAAGCACCCCTAGTTGAGAGAGAACATTTATTAGAAAGCAGGATCATCGTCATCAGTAGGAACAGCATCCTCAGAGTATGCTTCCTCTCCACCATCAACTTCAATACCAGCATCAATCTTGGTATAGAGGTCAAGGAAGGAAGCTTTAGTATCCTCATCGAAGCGAGCAACACAAAGTTCGATTGACTTCATCTTGTCACCAAAAATGGCAAATGCTTTCACGATGTGATCCAGACGGCGAGTTGAAATAACCTCATCGACTCCACCATCAAAGAAGGTCTTACGAATAACTTCAGACCAAGTAACCAAGTTGGTTGCAAAACCCTCAAGGTCAACATCTGTATCAGCAGAGCAATACTTTTTAATTGAACCCATCACGATTTTCTTTTCAATCGCAGAGGTAGGATAAGGCTGTTCGATAGTGACAGCAAACCTCTCAAGGAAAGCTTCGTTGAGAATGTTGGTTCCAATGAACCGACCATCTTCTGAACCCTTACCTTTTGTGTTTGCAGTAGCAATCACGTTGAAACCATCTTTAGGAGTGACCCACTTGTTAACTTTTTTGAGGTAAACACCTTTACCTTCAAGAACAGGTTGCAATGCAAGTAACTTGTTAGAACCTAGATCACACTCATCAAGAAGTAATGTGCAACCACGTTCCATTGCTTCGATAACAGGGCCAGGAACGAATTTGGTTTCACCATTTACCAAACGGAAACCACCAAGTAAATCATCCTCATCAGTTTCGATAGTGATGTTCACACGAATAAGTTCCTTCTTGAACTTAGCGTGAATCTGTTCAACCATCAGAGTCTTACCGTTACCAGAAAGACCAGTGATAAACACAGGATAGAACAAACCAGACTTGATAATCTTAGTCAGAGTTGAGAAGTGACCCCACTCGACAAAACCTTCAAAGGCGGTTGGAACAAGATTTTCAATTTCAGATGATGCAACTAAATTCACAGTTGTATTTAGTGACTCAGTAGAGGTTGCAACAACTGGAGCTGGTGTTGCTTCACTAGGCAATTTAAATTGGTTATAACCAACCTTACAAGATTTCCGAAACCAAGTAGGTGAAGGAACACCTGCTTTTGCAGCAGCATCTTTGGATTGTGCTTTTGTAAGTATTGCACCATTACCAAACATCTCAGATGCGGTATCCACAAACAATTTTTTACGTGGGGTAAGTTTAACAGTCATATTTTTCTCTCTCTCTCTTGATTATATTACTAGAATACCAGGCTCAATAACATTTGTCAACAGTTAA